AATTTCACACTTACGCTTACCTTGCAGCAGGCGATAAACCTTGAGGCTGTCATTCGATTGCACGGCTTGATTGATCCGCTGGTAGTAAGTAACACAGCGCGAGGTGACGGGACGGTTACTCAGACGCTATCAGGCACTACTACAGTAACGGTGCATACGACATCGAAGCCGACAACCGGAAGCCCCACTGCTGCGCAGATAGACCTGTTGGCAAGGCATTATGCATTGATTGACGATATGGTTGAGCAAGCCACGACTAGAAGCGATGGCACATTGACGCAAACAGTCGCCACAATTGATTCTGATACTACGATAACCACTATTTAGGATATTATGAGTGTTCTAAGCAGAGTTCAGCGAGGATTCGGGTATGGCGCACTAGCCGTAGCCACGTTCGGCATTATCGCAAGCGGAGTCACTGACACGGCGGTTAATCCAAGCACAGGAAATATATCACTTGTCGGCTACGGTCCAACGATTGTTCAGACTGCGAACCAAAGCGTTTCCCCGGGGGCTGGAAGCATCTCATTGGTTGGGTACGCACCAGCTATTACTCAAACTGTCAATCAATCCGTAGATCCTAGCGCCGGCACTTTCACTCTGACAGGGTATGCGCCGACGATAACGCAGATTGCCAATCAGGAAGTATCGCCCATTGCAGGTAGCTTCGCCCTAGTTGGATACGCTCCAGATGTTGTTCAGTCGGTGACTGGAACTTTCTTATATCCATTGGCGGCCGGTTTCTCTCTCATAGGCTATACTCCCGATGTAGCTCAGACTGCGCACCAATCGGCAAGTCCCGGCGTTGGGTCTTTTACTTTAACAGGATATGCCCCAGATATTTCGCAAGCGTCAACGCAAACAGAACAAAATTCTGGCGGATTCATAGACTACGGCGAAAACAAGCGCATTCATGCTGGCAAGGAAGCCCTACTAGCCACTGCAAAAAAAGTAATCAAGAATGCTAAGAAGCGAGACCCAGACGCTTTTGAAGAAGCTATTGACGTAATCGCAGAGATACGCGCAGAGATTGAAAACCTTGGAATTAAGGCAGAATACTACGAAAGAATCAACAAGCAACAAGCCATGATTCAGGCACAATTAGCCAAGGAACAGCTTGAAGCGCAGATCGAGGAAATTGATGTAGTATTTGGAATATTAATAATGCTTGCGCAACTTGATTAAGTTTGGTATATAATCGCGCAACAAAACCGACTAGGAGGTTCCTAGGCCATAATGCCGTGAGGCACTGGAGTTTGCAATGACCGACGAAGTAATTGAAACACCCGCAGAAGAAGTACAGGCAACTACTCCTGAAACAGTAGAGACTCCGCATGATGCAACTGAGGCGCGCACGGAAGAATCAACTCAGGCAGATGAGCGCAAGTTCTCGCAAGACGAACTAAATGCGATTATCCAGAAAGAAAAAGCAAAGGCAGAAGCAAGAGCAGAGCGCAGAGCGTTGAAGGTGTATGCGGATAGGCTAGAAGCTATGTCGCAGAAGCCAGTAGAGTCTAAAGAAGCTCCGAAAGACGGTAAACCAACAATGGCGCAGTTTGCCAACGTTGAGGATTATGTCGAAGCGGTAGCTGATTGGAAACTTGAACAACGTGAGCAAGGTACAAAGCAGAAGCAAGCGGAAGTAGCTCAAAAGAGTGTTTACGAAAGGACGGAAGGAATTTACGCTCAGGCGCAAAAGATAGCTGGCTTTGATCGTGAATCATTCGACGAACTACCTTTAACTCCAACAGTCGCACAGGCGATTATTGAAAGTGATGAAGCTCCGAGGCTGATGGCGTACTTGGTAAGTAATCCGAAAGAAGCCGAACGGATTGCAACTCTAAGCCCTGCAAGGCAAGCTGCTGAATTAGGCAAGATAGAAGCGAAGTTTCCATCTGCCACAAAAGACGTTGCTGTTAGCAAAGCTCCGCCTCCTATTAAGCCTATTGGCTCACATGGAAGCGCAAAGAAAACAATGGAACAGATGACCGATGCTGAGTTTGCTGCGGAACGAAGAAGGCAAATAGCAGCACGAAGATAACGCCTCTAACACTGTGAAGTGCCGGGGAATCTAATTAATAACGCAGTGATGCGTCTTAAAGGAGTATCAACATGGCACTACTTACCACCGATATGGTGACACGCGAGGCATTGCGTATCGCTCATGAAAAATCACAATTCCTTGGCACGATTGACCGTAGTTATGACGACTCTTTCGCTAAGTCTGGCGCAAAGATCGGTTCTACCCTACGCGTTCGTTTGCCTAACCAATACACCCGCACCACCGGTTCACGTGTAATGGACTTGCAAGAACAAGCAGAATTGTCCAGCACAATCGTAGTTGCTACTCAAGACCACGTGGACATGCCGTTTAACTCCGCTGATTTGGCATTGAGCATTGACGACTTCTCTGCACGTTATATTGCCCCTGCAATGTCTGTGCTGGTGTCTGGTATCGAGTCTGATGCACTGGCATACTGTACAAAGGCAACCTACAACGTGGCCGGCACTGCTGGTACTGCATTGACTGATTTAGTTGCTGTTGGACAAGCTCGCGCAAAGTTAAACCAAGGTCTCGCACCAAAAGACGGTAATCGTTTCATCCAGGCTGACTCTGTAACTATGGGCGGTTTGGTGAACGGTCTTAAAGGTTTGTTCCAAGACTCCGCGCAGATCAAAGAACAATACCGAGAAGGTATGATTGGTCGTACTGCAATGGCTGACTGGTACGAAAATGACCGAGCATGGTCACTGACTAACGGATCGGACATTGTTTGTACTTTAGCCGCTGCCGCTGCGGTAACTGACGGTGGTACTAACATCACTATGGCATCATTGTCGGCTGCACCTGCTACAGGTTCGGTTTTTACGATCAACAACGCTGGCGGCACTGCTGGTGTATATATGTGCCACCCAGAAACTAAAGCGTCTTTGGGAACATTGCAGCAATTTGTTATCACAACCCCATCAACTACTGCACAGACAGTTTCCCCGGCTATCTATCTCACTGGTCCACGTCAAAACGTATGCGCGTCTGATGGGTCTAAGTTGACTCCTGCAACATTCAACAGTACGGCGTTGATACCCACTTTTGTGGGGGCTGCATCTACAACTTACGTTCAAAACTTGATGTACCACAAAGAGGCGTTCCAGTTCGTTACGGCTGACTTGCCTTTGATGGGGGACAGCGTTGAATGTGCGCGTCGTACTCAAGATGGCTTGAGTCTTCGCGTATGGCAAAAATCCGATATAGTTAATGATCGCATGCTCATGCGTATCGACTGCCTATATGGTATTGCTGCACTTCGCCCAGCTTGGGCAAGTCGCATTATCGGCGCAGCTAGCTAACATTGAAGTCGGGGGGAAACCCCCTTCTTAACTTAATTTAAGGAGAATCACATGGCTTCAAATACACTTCAGAATTACGAACAAGTAAGCGGTGGCGGTGCTGGTACGGCTGGCCTTTCCATGCACCGTGCCAAAGCAGTTCAGATCATTGGTGACGCGGTGGCGACTCGTACACTGACAGCGAAAGAAGCGGGTTGTACCTGTTTGCTCGATGCTGCTGCTGTTGTCTATACCCTTCCTGCACCTGTAGCAGGTATGGTGTTCGACTTTGTTTCAACTGTTACCGCTTCGGCGGCTACGATTCAGACAAACGCTGCCACGGTGTTTATTGTGGGCGCAATCGTTGGGGTTACTCTCGCAACTGCTACTCCTGCCGGGTTTGCGTTTAACGGAACTTCTCACGTTGGCATCACGATGAACGGCACGACCTCTGGCGGGATTGTTGGCACAACCCTTCGTTTCAAGGCGCTGTCAGCTACGGTGTGGCAGATTGAGGGCGTTACAATCGGATCAGGAACTATTGTAACTCCAGCGGTGTAATCAACCAGCCCCCTTAATTGGGGGCTTTTCTGAGGTGCAAAATGAGAATGTACCACCCTGAGCATGGATTTACCAATACCGATCCATTCATTAGCGAGGAATCACTAAAGAAACATGGATGGGTTAATTGTGCAGTTGACGCAATCATCGAGCATGAAGAAGACGCTCAAGAAGAATTCGCAGTGGAGCAACTTATAGCTAAACGAGGC